CTCAGTTGGTGTTGCTGTGGTAATGCTCAGGTGATACTCAGGTACTGCTGTGGTGGTACTGCTCAGGTGGTACTGCTGTGGTACTACTCAGGTGATACTCAGGTAGTACTCACATACTGCTGTGGTGATACTCAGGTACTGTGGTACTCGGGTACTGTGGTACTCAGGTACTGTGGTGATACTCAGGTACTGTCGTACTCAGGTACTGTGGTGGTACTACTGTGGTGGTACTACTGTGGTGGTACTACTGTGGTGATACCCGTACGGTCACCCGTGGGTGCCTGCGAACTTGGGCAACGAACTGAACGGCGACGACTACTGCGACTTGTCGTCTCGTGTTCGTCGTGTCTGTGTCGGTGTCTGTTTCTGTGTCGCCGTTGTTGGGAGCGAACCGTTCGTCGTGTCGTCTCGTCGTGTTCGTTCGTCGTGTCGTGTCTGACCGTTCGCTTGTGTGCGGACACACTCACCGAACGGAAGTGTTGCGACGACAACCTCACGGACTTGTCGTGCCGTTTCGTTCGTGTCGTGTTCGGTGGCGTACCGTCGTCTGTACCGACGACACACAACGACAACCGTTCGTTCGTCGTGCGAACGGAAGGGAACGAACGATACGACTTGCTTGCGACACTTGCTTGTTCTCAACAAGTGCGAACAAGCAACGACGAACGGCGACGACGAATGACGACGACGAATGACGACTACGACGACGAATGACGACGACGACAACGACAACGAACGACGACGAACGGCGAGAGAAGCAAGTCGGTTGCGAGACCATTCGCTTGCGACTGTCGTTTGCGGTTCGCCTGCGAACACTCGTTCGGGTCGGGGCGAACACTTGTTCGTGTCAGGGCGAACACTCGTTCGGTGGGGGGCGAACACCTGTTCGGTCAAGGGCGAACACTCGTTCGGTGTCGAAAGGTCGTGTCTATCGGGACTTTCCGAAGCCGACCCGGGGCCGTGGGGGCTCGCGTGCCATTATTTGAGGCCGGCGTCGTCGGCTTGATTTATCTGATCCCCCCAGCAGTGCCAGCCGATCCGTGCGCGCCGTGCGAACAGCTCCACCTTGGAGGCGGCGGGGTAGAGCATCTCTATCCGTTCGTGCACCTCGGCTGGCTTCGCCGAATGCTCCCTCGTCGGAGCGAGCACGGTGTTGACCACCGACTCGTCGGCGATGGGCAGGGGTCTCCCCCTGCGGATGGTGGAGCAGGCGAGCACGAACTCGCAGGTCGGCTTGACTATTGACGGTCGCACGCCCCTCGCGCCTATCGGCTTGCCGTCCTTGGTGGTCTTCACCCAGACGAAGGCAACGCCCCGGTAGTGGAGCCCCCAGGCCCGTATCGCGTCAATTGCCGCATCGAGTCGCGGGGCGGTCGCCCACACGAATGCGACTGCCCTCTCGTTGAGCAGTTCCCTGACGGGGAGCACCAGGATTTCCTCATCCGAGAGGGTGCGGTAGAACTTCGCCGCCGCGCCGTCCTTGGCCTGGTCGCCGAAATACGACCAGGGAGGGTCGATCAGTGCGATGTCAAAGCGCTGGGTCGGGAGATTGGTGTAGGGGCCAGCATCCACTGTCGTACTCGGAGAAACCGTCCTCCCTATCGTAGGCGATCCAGTCCATCTCGGGGGCGCCCATGAAGCGCGCCACCTCGCCGAGCACCGTCAAGTGTTGGAGCTCGCCGCAGGTGTAGAGGTCGAAGCGGAAGTACGGTTGATCGCCCTCCTCCCAGACATGCAGGGCGATGTGCGAGGTCTCGATCATCGCCACCGCGGTCAGGCCCCTGTTGCCCTCCGCCCTCACGTAGCGCACGAATGGGCCGCCGATGCGCTTCATGCCGATGTCCCTGACGAGCTTGCACAGCCACTTCTTGAGCTTGCGCTTGGACTTCGGCGGGGTCTGCGTCCTGCCGTTGATCAGCAGGTGCTTGTGTAGCGGAATTTTTGAATTTCTTGCCATGGGGCGATATTACTGTACTTGTTTTTGCGCGTGGGCAACCCTTGACATTATTATCTGGGCGTAGTCGCCATCCATTTCGCATCCCACCCACTGGATGCCATCGAGCGTGGCGGCGACGGCAGTGGTCCCGGAGCCGAGGAACGGGTCGAGCACGATGCCGCCCTGCGGGGTCACCATCCTGATGAGGTGGCGCATCAGGGCGATCGGCTTCACGGTGGGGTGGTGGTTCTTGCGCACCTTCTGCGAGCGGTTGTGGGGGTTCGTCGTGCCCGCCCTCTCGTAGTCGTCCTCATCCTGCCTGCGGTCGGGCAGGTCGCCGAGGCCGAGGTTCCTCTCGGCCGTGGATGCCTTCGCGCAATAGAAGAAGCGCGCCGCCGTGCCCATTGATTTGTCCCGTCCCGTCGTCTCGTAGCCGGTCGGCTCACCGTTGTTGTCGAAGAGCCTCGCACCATTGGTGGTGTTCCAGGTCCCGCCCTTGACTTCGGGGAACAACTCGAGGACCTCGTCGGAGCCGTCGTGGATGAAATTGGCGGGCCACCTCCCGCCATCCTTGTAGGTGTTTATCTCCGTGCCGATCAGGTTTCCGGCGCCGAAATCAATGCCGCCATCAAAATGCTGCTGGCGCTGCTTGCGGGACAAATTTATCGGTTCGTCCCCGAAGGGGATCCTCGTCGCATCTATGTTCAGCGCCCCGGTTCCGTGCTTGAGGATGTTTTGCGCGACCGTGCCATCGAGCGGTTTGCGGGCGAGCACGATTGGTTCGTGCGCTGGTTTAAGCGCCGTCCCCCACCCCATCCATTGTCTTGCTTCTGGTGTCGTCGGATCGAGCTTCCCCAGACGCCTGTCCCCGGCGGTCTCGTCGTAGTTCGTGTCTCGTTGACCGTGGATGAACTGTAGCTTGGACATACCCCAATCCCCGCGCTCCACCTGCTCACCGGACAGTTTCTTGAACTCCGTCTTGTTGGCCGAGCCAATCGTCAGCAACCCCTCAATTGATTTGCTGACATTCAGCGACTTGGGGAATCCAGAACCGTACACCCACATGATTTGATCCCGTATCTCGAACCCAGCATCCTCGACGGCGCAGGCAAGACGGTGGTAGGTGCGTGAGCCACCGAAGGCGAGCAGATGCCCGCCCGGTTTCAACAGTCTCAGACATTCGATAGCCCATTCCGTACACCACGCCTGAAACGCCCGCATCTCGTCGGTGCCACGAGAGAACCTGACTCCGTGCGTGAAGCCCTTGGTGTGAAAGATGCCGTTGGTCGCCTCGTCGGTCACCGTTACTATTTCGGCTGACTTCCAAGGCGCATCCCATTCTTTACCCATGAACTCCAACCCATACGGCGGGTCGGTGACGACCGCATCGAAGCAATTGTCGGGATACTGTGGAAGTACATCTAGACAGTTTCCGATGTGGAGCATGTTGCGACTCTAGCATGTTCGGCTCTCCGCTCGGCTATGTGGCCGTACTCCGGGTTGATTTCAAACCCGATCCATTCCACTCCTTCGTGAATGGCCGCCACTGCCGTGGTCCCCGAACCGAGGAATGGATCGAGGACAATCCCATTTGCGGGCGTCACCAAGCGGATTAAATAGCGCATCAGGTTGATCGGCTTCACCGTCGGGTGGTGGTTCCGATCCGTCAGTCCGGCATTCCGCTCTGCCTTGTTTGCTTTCGCACAGTAGAAGAACCGAGCCGCCGAACCGCTTGGAAACTCGATGCGTTCACCGTCGCTAATCGGACCCCATCCGCCCTCGTAATGTTCGCCGGTCGGTTTGTTCGCCTTTGCGGGTCTGGCACCGCCAGCGGTTTCAGGGAACAGTTCCAGCACTTCGTCGCTGCCGTCATGGATGAAGTTCGCAGGCCAGCGGCCCGGCGGGTTGTAGTTGGTTGGTTGTACCATCGAATAGTCGCCGTACACCGTGTTGTCGGTCGTCGGTTCGGTGCCGAAGTCCTCGTGCTGGTTTTTCGCAGTACTTTCGCGCCTGTCCTCATCGGAAACGAACGACACTCGGCATCCGTCAATGTTGAGCGCCCCCGTGCCGTGTGTCAGCACCGTCTCCGCCACCGTGCCGTCGAGCGGTTTACGAGCGAGCACAATCGGCTCGTGCGCGGGCTTGAGTGCCGTGCCCCAACCCTTCCAACGGCGAGCATCATCGGTTGCGGGTACGGTCACGGCATTGCCTTGTCCTGCTCCCTCTTGTAGTTGCGAACCGTAGATCGAGCGCGCCATGGCAGTGCGCGAGTCGTGCGGATTGGTGTAGCCGATTACTTGTGGCTCTGCTCCGTTCATCTTGTCAATCGCCTTGCTGACATTCAGCGACTTCGGGAACCCCGACCCGTACACCCACATGATCTGGTCCCGTATCTCGAACCCTGCGTCTTCGATGGCGCAGGCGAGACGGTGGTAGGTGCGTGAACCGCCGAACGCCAACAGATGACCGCCAGGTTTCAGCAACCGTAGACACTCCGTAGCCCACTCCGTACACCATGCTTGGAACATGGGCATCGCCTGCCCCTCTCTGCCGTAGCGCACTCTGCTGCGGCTATATGCGTTGCCACCTGCACCATCCTGAAAGCCGCCGACGACGCTTGGGTCGTGGAGCACGATGCCTGACTTCCAAGGCGCATCCCATTCTTTACCCATGAACTCCAACCCATACGGCGGGTCGGTGACTATGGCATGGACGGAACAGTCGGGCATCTCTGACATAAGCTCTATGCAGTTCCCGAGTTTGAGCATGCTCTGACAATAGCACTGTGACCGATTTTGCGGATAAAGTTATCTGAAACATCAAATATTTTTTGCCATAATGTTCGGCATGATTATCACTGCACTCATAGCCCTCGGCCTGTACATCCTGCTTTTCAGGGCTGTCGCAAGGGCAGTCTCCCGACACGACGGTTCTGTGTACCTGCGAGACGCAGGCGACTAAAAGGCTCGGTTACTTCTTTTTCTTTTTGGTGTTCTGGTAGCGCTCCAAGAGCCTGCGACCCTTGGCGGCCAACTTCGCTGCATCGGAACGGTTTTTGGGAACGGGTTCGCCCCATGCCGCCGCGGAAAGCGCAAGGCGAGTCGGCTTTCCATTTTCGCCCACCATCGGACCTGACGGATTCGTGAAGAATCTCGTCAGGAACGAACCTTTGCGCCTCATCTTCTCGGGCGTGTCTGCGGCACCCTTCACGCCGGGTTTGAGGTTCGCACCCTCGGTGCGCTTGAAATGAGCCCTGCCAGCGGCGGTGAGCCCACCCCTGGGATCCCTAAGTCTTTGCTTGGCCGCCTTCTGCTCCATGGTGGCGAGAAGATACTTTGCCTCAGCTTCTGGGACGCAATTGGGGACCATTTTCCCATTTTTTCCTTTTTTCATTCCGACTTGGACGTACCCCTGCCAGCACGGAGATGCCTTCGTTTCGTACGAGTACGGTGCACCGGTCTTTTTCCGAACCGACCTGCTGGCACTCCTCGCCGCATCGGTGTTGGCGATGAACTGCCGTCCCTTCCGGCTTCCCTCGCGCTTCTTGCGGTTCGTGGCGGCTTTCTCGGCTGACGAGAGCTTGCTCCAGGCCTTCTTCGGCAGATAACGAGTTGTTCCGCCCTTGCGAATCGCCGGCTTGCCGTCCGATGTGGTCCAATCTTCTTTTGACCACTTTGAGAGCGATCTCTGTTTGCCCGATTTTTTCCCCTTGTACCCGCCGCCGGCCTTCTTGTACGCTTGGGCGACCAACTGCGCTTTTCTGGCAGACCACTGACCCGGTTTTCCGCCTCGTGACCCGGCCATGATTCTCTTTTTGATGCTCTCGCGGAGCTCGGGTTTCGTGTAGGCGCCCTTCACTTCCATGTTGCTCGGCATTTCATCATCATCGTGTTCTGCCTTGCGACGACGACGACGACCCCTTCCCTTCAGTGCCCTGCGGACAATTGCCGTTGCACCCTCAAGCAACCACTTTTCATCGAGTTCGGAAACGAAATTGTCAATTTCATCCTCGTCGCCGAAGGGGAAAAGGGCATCAATGGTGGCATCATCCATTTCGTTGAATCGCTTGGCGATGACGCGATCCAGCGATTTGGCGAGCATTGACTCCTGTTGGTCGCTCATCTTCTCCAAATACTTCTCGTTTCTCCGCTTGCGCTTTCGTCTCGGGTTCTCGCTTCGCTTCGGGGACATCGTCATGACGGGTTCTCTCTCTATCGCCCCGAAACCACCGAATTTGGGACTGTCCGGCATTTCTGAGTAAACATCCTTGCGATCGGTTGGCATTACGGGCGAACTCTCGTCCTCGTCAATCAGGCGTCGTCGTCCTCGCCTTTTTCGGGCATGGCTGGCTTCTTTTTCTTCTTCTTGAAGATGCGATCCATGAGTTCCTCGCGACTCATGGGTGAGGTCATTTCATCGTCCTCCATCTCGGCCGCCTCGTACTCCTTCTCGCCGTAACGAAGTTTCTTTTTCTTCTTCGGCATTGACATCGGCATGTCTGTGTCTGCGTACGAACCGCCCGGCATGCTTTTCGCATCCTTCTTGCCCCAAGCATCGGGTATCAAGTCGGCACGCTCGAGGGCGCGAGCACGTTTCATGATGTGGCGTTTCGCCGCGGCCTTGCTCTTCGCCCTGCCGTAAGCCATGATTGCATTCTTTAGGTCCTGTTCGGTGACAATCGGGAACGAACCGTCGGGGAGTGCCATGCCGCTCTTGGCCAAGTCGCGACGCTTCTCGGGGGAGAATGCTCTTTTGAGCTCGAGTTCTGCCCTGAGCGACTTGCCCATCGTGTCGCGATTTTCCCCGTACTTCATTCTCGAACTCGCTTGATTGCGCAGCCGTGGCCGGCGGACCGCTTGCTGGCGGCGAGCATCCATCCTCGACTGCATGTCCATTTCCCTGTCGCTGGGCTCAAGGGCATCCTCGTCTTCCTCGTCAATGTCCGGCGGACCCATGTCTTCGTCGTCCTCGGGAAGGTCGGGGGGGCCCATGTCCTCGTCGTCCTCTTCCTTTTCTGGCCCGTTGAGCGGCTTTTTTATGGAGGCCATCAACTCCTTCTGGAGAAATTCCAACCTCTCAAATTCCTCCTTGCCTTTTTCATTCCACCATCTGGCGGCGTTCAATCCGCTCTCATCGTTTGGTCTTGTCATTTTCCTGCTCCGTGTCTTCCCTGAGTGCATCCTGTGTCTCGCGGTCAATGCCCAGAAGCTTTCGCTCCCTGTACTTGGCATACGCCCTTGCGAGCGCCATGGCCTCGTCTGGATTGTCAAAATTCTTGGGCATGACCATGCCTTCAATGATACATTTGCGCAGTCGCCACAGTGGGACCTACCTAGACTGCCAGTGTGGACATTTTCATCCAGCTCTACCCGATAATGGTCGCCCAATCGCGCTACGGTGGCCTCCGCGAGGGGGGTGCGTGGCATGCCCTGCCGAATGCCGATGCCGCATGGGCATGGAGCGATGCGTACTTTGAGTACATGTTCGGCGACGACGACCAGGCCATAAATTTCTGGCATTCGTCGGCCGCCAGCAAAGTGGGCAGGGGTGACACTCCCAATGCGGCGGTAATGGATCTTGTGGAGAGGCACACGGGAATGAGACAATGGGAGTGTGACGACACCAGCAGAACCGCCGAAGCAGGAGCCGAAAAAGAATCCCAGCCCGAGGATAATCAAACCGACTCGGAGGCCACGAGGTTGTTGCCCTAGATAAACACCTTCAACCTTTCGCCCACCCATCTGGCGACCGGCGATGCGACGCCGTTCCCGCACATCTTGTAACGCTGGGTGTCCGGCAGAATCCTCCCATCGGCATCAAACTTGGTGTGGTCGTCCGGCCAGCCCATCAGCCGCTCGCACTCCAGCGGGGTGAGTCGGCGAATCACCATGGACATCGATTGCATGACGAAATCGCTCGGGTCTCGCCCGACACGAAGGGAGCGGTAGACGCCGTCGCCT